GTAACACTTGTATTTAATAACCAAATTCCTTTTTGTCCATCATGCGTGGTGCTTATTTTAGATAATAAATCGCGCGATATACCTAAATTATTTAACATGTTGTAAAAAGTATTTTTTAAAGAAACATAGGAGTTTATTAATATATTACCAATTATTTTATCTTTAATAGGTGTTTTTTTATTTAATTTATAATCCGAGTAAATATTAAATTGTGTTTGATTAAAAGTGACGTTTTCTCCTATATGTTCATATTTATTAACCAAATGCGTATTAGACCAATTATATAATTCATAGGTATTTGAAAAAGGCATTTCGAAAAATTCCCAATTTAAATTAGATTTAAAACAACTCTCCCCGAACTTTTCAATTTCTTGTAGATAATTAATTTTTAGAGAAGCGGGAAGTAATATTACTACCTTTCTATTTTTATAACCGTTTGTAATAGCAATAGATGCCCCCGACTTACCTGAACCTAAGCCATGGTAAAGTAATAATCCTCTGTAGGGAGTATTACTGTTTAAATAATCTGATACAAATTTTTGCTGATTTGATAAGGTGATATTACTTAAAACAGCTTTATTATTCGATACTAAGTTATAATTTTTAATTATTCTATGAGGAATATGCATCGATTTATCAGAAAAGTTTTTCATAAAATCATTAAAATCAACTCTGTTATTTAGAGTGTATCCATTATCATGTGTGTCAGAATCTATATTAATATTTAATCTATCGTAATTATCTAAAATTATTTTATTTTCTAAATTATTTTCAAGTAAAATAAGTTGTTCCCTTATTGAAGAATTGAAGACTGACCACCATTTATTCAGATTAGCGAGCCCATTCAACCCACCATAAGTAGCAGTTAAACTCTCTAATAAACTATTTATATTGTCGAGTAAATGTATTTCGGGAAAAATATCGGCCAATTTTAGATAATAGTTTAATTTCTCAAGAATATTAGACAACTTCGCGTTCTCCTCCAATAATTGTTCATAAACTTCTTCTAATTTAACTATTCTTTTCTCTAAAATATTTTTAATTTTTAGTAGATAATTATAGGGTTTTTTTACAAACAACGGTATATGCTGTATATTATCACTCACTTCTAGAAGATTTTCGTAATAACTATTATCGACCTTGTCTAATTTTTTTGGAACAGAAATAAAATCTATAGGAACCTGATAAATAGACTCTAAGTCGGTTGATGAAGTTTTTTCATCTTCGCTCAGAGGTAAATTAATTGTTCTGTATATTCTAGTTTTCATTACTATTATAATATAAGATTATTACAAAAAAAAAACTAATATTATTTAATTATATAAGCTTACTAATATTATTGTAATTAGATAGTGTCGATTTTTCTACTATTTTAATAACTCTGAATTTATTAAAATCATAATCATACTCTGCTTCTACATTAAATTCAGATACATTTCTAAATTTTTCTAAAAGTTGATTAGAAATTTCTAATGTATTTGTTCTGGCTATGCCTAAATTTTTTAATTCCGATTTTTTTGTCGCAAAAAGATGATAAATTCCATAATTATTGGTAGTCTTTATTTTTAATATAAACGTTTTAGCTACGTCATTTTTAACCTTTGAAATTACTTTATTTTTAGGCTTGGTCGTCAATTCTTTCAGTTTCTCTTGAATAAATTTTTCATTTGAAGTAGGTAATATAAACAGTCTATCATTTCTAAAAGTAATAAACTTTTTATTAAAGTAAAAGTGTATAGGTGATTTATTAATAAATTTAATTCCACTTAATTTGAAATTAGTAGTTTTCATAAATTCACCTATTTCACTAGGCTTCATGTATTTTTTTACAATTACTTTACATGAATCACCTACTAAATACTGATATTTTTGAATAATTAAAGTAAGCATTTTAATATTATTGTGGTTTTGGTAAAGAGTTTTTTTCCCCTTGAATATTAGTAACGTATCAATTATTAGAAACCAATTATTATCTATTCTATATAATTCGGCGGTTAGTAAGGTGTCATCATACAATTCATCGTTAAAATGTAAAGAAACTGAAATAATTTTCGGATAAATGTTATTTTTATTAATAGTTTTCTCAATTATAAGTGCTATTGGTTCTCCATTAATTTTTGTTAAATATAAAAGACATGGCTTCCCAGTAGTTAAATACGTACATGCTGTATTTCTATTTTTTAAAGCATATTCCAGCCTATCAGAGTAAATCTTATAGTTGTTACTAAGCACATTATAATCTAAAATATTATTAATTTTTTTTAATATTTTAAATTTACTACGATTATTTTTAATTAAAAACCCGTTGTTGTTACAATATTTTAATTTTAATACATCCATTAAATATTTATTATGAAATTTCTTTATATTTTTTAAATCAATTTTAATTAAATTATTTAATTTGCGCTACTTGGATAGCTAAAACAATCAGAAAAATTACATTCATTACGCATGCTAGCATTAAACTTGCAGGTGTTGAAAGGAGATTTATAAGTGGCATCATATTTGGTATAAGGAAGAAACCGGTGATTAAACCATTTAAAATAATCCATATAATTATAGTTTTAGGTATCGCCGATTTTTTTGCACAACTGGCAAATCCCTCCACGGTATATTTTTTTTTTTTAATTAAATTATTGTTCATTATTATATATTAATATTTTTTATTAGTCATATTAATAAATACTTTAAAATAAGTTACTATATATTAGTAATGACAGGAGAGTTAATAAAAACAGTAGATATTGGCCCATTTCCTGTAAAAAAATACAAAGAAGTTAAACTTAAAAAATATAATGAATCGTCGGAAAATATCGATTTCGTAATAGGATATATATATAATCATATAGGTAACAATATAGAAACTATCACCGAAAGGAGACTGTATTATCTGAATGATACCGAGTTAGTTACTGATATTCACTATTATTGTTCGCGAAAAATGAATGTATGTGCTATTAATAGAAATGTTTTTAAATTCGGTGTTGCCGTAGGCGAATCGCATACATCTATAATGGGAGAGCCTGTTTGGATAGCCCCACCAGATGCAGATGTACATGAATATAATAATGAAAAGAGAAAACATTACTTCTCAATTCGTGATAAATTAAATTTATATATAAGTGGACCCGACGAACCCTATGTAATTACTAAGCCCAAAATTAAGAAAAAAATAATTAAAACTACCACAAACTCAAACGGGTTTCAGGTATTTAATATAGATAAAACCTTTCTTGATAAACTAGATAAGACCGATAAGATTGAAACAGGTGCCTATAAACCCCCTGGTTCTGATAAAAAAATAAATACGACATTAGTTGTTAAAAATGTCCCTACTTATCTTGATAGAACTACAGCATACCAACACCTTAAGGCTATATTAATAGAATTTGGAAATATACAACGAATTACTGTTTTACAGGATAAGCATAATCCTGATAAAATTTCCGGAATGGCTTTTGTCGATTTCTATAATATTAATAGCGTCACTAATATATTAAACTCAAAAAAACGGTTTGTTTTAGAGCATAATATTTTACAAATAGAGAAATCTAAAAAGAAAAAATAACTATAATGTAGCGAAATTCTGATATCCTCCAAATTCATCAAATGCAGCAAGTCCATTAAACCCTTGTAATTCATTCAAACCACTATTAGGGGTTTCATTTAATGGACCTTTTTGTGATAACTCCGGTAAATCTTCTAGTTCTTGATTGTTTATTGGTTCTTGGGTGGATTCTTCATCTGAAACACTATCTGCTTCGTCTTCTTCTTCAGAATCGACGCCGTCATTAAAGTATTCGTTTAAATCCAATTCAGATATGATTGGTGCCACAATTTTTTTAGCTTTTATATCGGGTGTTTCTAAGAATTTTTTCAAATCTCTTATAGTATCATTCTCAACATCTTCGTCTATATTATCTAAAGAAATAACTGTTTTAATTTCGTTTCTAACGGGGGCTCTTTTATAATTTCTTGATTTTTTAATGGTAGGTGCCATATTCTTTTCGGTTTCTTTAATTTTGTAATGTATAAATAAAATCAACGAGGTGTATAAAATTGTAACGGTAAAAAAACTTAAATTCATTTATATTATATTGAGATTATTTAAATAAAAAATAATCTAAATAATAATGTTATAATATTTATTATAAAATGTTTAACGAAGAAGATAAAAAGAAAATAACTACGGCTACTATAAAAATTTTTAAAACACATGAAATCACTAAGGAAATTAAAGAATTAACCCCAGAAATATGTATTACGATTATTAATGAAATAGTTGAATGTGTTAAATCTACAATTGACGTAACTGTTTACCTCAAAAATGTAGAACCATCCAATAAACCCGGAGTTATTTTAGAACTTATAGTAGAGGTTTTATCATCTCCAGAACTTGAAAATGAAGTTTCACCAGAAGTTCAAGAACAACTAAGAAATATTTCCAGTAATGCGGAGGCGATGAATATTATTTTGAAATTGGTTAATTATTTAAATGGGAAATTACTCGAATCCCTTGATAACGACGGGGATGGACGTGTAACAGTAGAAGAAGTACAAACCGATATTGTTGACTGTATGTTAGGGGGTAAGGAAAGTCGTTGCTCTTGCTATAAAGAAGGAGAGTGCTGTAGTTGCTGTCCAGCATTTTCGAATAAGGTTGGGGAGGCATTAGCTAAATTTTTTGTTAAAGTTATATGTTGTGGATGCGATAAAAATTATATTACTCGGAAGTAAATCTCTATAACGATTTAATTTTATTTAGAAAATTTAGAAAAATACCTTTATCGCAGGGTTTATATACAACTATATCTAAACTATGTATGTCATCTTCTAATTTAAACCTGCACATAAACGAATTCTCTATAATATATTCTAATACTTCTGTTTTTGTATTATAATCATATTCGCCGTAAGAAGGCATTATAATAGCATCAGTTATAAATTGCCTATTAACTAAAAGACAGGTATCATCCATATATACATCTAAATCGTTTACTAATTGGTAAAACAGTTCGTTGTTTATAGTTTTTTTCTGCTCGTTTCCTTTATAATAAATTGTCTCTGTATAATATTTTCGTTTAGTTCTATATGCTTCACCTATGTATTTAATAATTTTATTAATTGTTTTTTCTGTTAGGGTATTATCAAAAACATTATCAGAATCCTTTTTTCCTAAAGATACAACTAAATTTTTATTCTTATTAGCGAGTTGGAGATATTTGTCCAAAAAGGCTTCCATTGATACTATACTATTAATAAATTAAATAATCAAAATTATTTTATTTAATAATATATATATATATATATATATATATGAATATTCTTGTTACTGGTGGATGTGGGTTTATAGGTTCAAACTTTATTAATTATATATGTGCTAAATATCCTAAATATAAAATAGTAAATTTGGATGCGATGTATTACTGTGCCTCGGAATATAATATTAAGACTGATATAAGAAATAGTTCGAGTTATACTTTTATAGAAGGTAATATAAATGATTATAATCTTATTAAGTATATTATTCAAACAAGCAAAATAAATTGTATAATTCATTTTGCAGCTCAGTCTCACGTAGATAATTCTTTTGATAATTCACTACAATATACTGATGATAATGTAAAAGGAACACATACCTTATTAGAAGCAGTAAGAAAAACAAAGCCTACAATACTTTTTTTACATTTCAGCACCGACGAGGTTTATGGTGAATCTGAATTAGATGAAAAACCTAAACACGAAATGTCCCTGTTATGTCCTACAAATCCTTATGCCGCCAGTAAAGCAGCGGCCGAAATGTTAGTTAATTCTTATAAACACTCCTATGGATTAAGATGTATTATTACAAGATGTAATAATGTATATGGACCAAACCAATATCCTGAGAAATTAATACCTAAGTTTATAAAGTTATTAAAATCTGGAGAAAAATGCACTATTCATGGCGATGGTTCATCTCTTCGAAGTTTTATTCATTGCGATGATGTGTCTTCCGCTGTAGATATTATTTTACATAAGGGTAAAATAGATGAGATTTACAATATAGGTTCTGATTTAAAAGATGAACGGTCTGTTTTAGAAGTCACAGAATTTTTAGTTAAGAAAATCTTTGGAAAAGATACGGCTGATGATTATATAAAATTTGTGCCTGATAGACCTTTTAATGACAAACGGTATTTTATTACAAATAAAAAAATAAAAAAGCTTGGCTGGAAACCCACTATAAGCTTTACAGAAGGTATTAATTCTCTTTTGGATTTGTAAAAAATCCTACACTTGGTTCAGGCTTTACATAGTTATAATTATTTTGTTTCATAAAGTTATTTAGCATATTTACTAAATATTGTTTATTAATAACCCTGATTATATTTTAGAAGCGGATATTATAACTACAGATGATAGGGAAATTGATGTTTTAGATGATATTAAATTTTTATGTGGCCCATATGTAAACCAATTTAGTAAAAAAAATAAAGATTGGTTATTTCATTATTTAGTTTATGAGTATAATGGTTTAGATAGTTTAGATAGTTTAGAAGATATTAAAGAATTAACTATAGCTTTAATAGATGGAAGAACTATTAAATTATAAGAAATATATAATAATTTAAAGATTTTATAAAATAATATATATAAATTTATGCCAATCTCAGGAAAATATACATATGGAATACCTAAAATTATTTGGGAAAATAAAGATGCTAAATTAAGTATAGGGAAATTTTGTTCTATCGCAGGAAATTGTAATATTTATTTAGGCGGTAATCATAGAACTGATTGGGTTACAACCTATCCATTTGGTCATATAAATAAAAAAATATTTAATAACTTTGATGGAAAAGGTCATCCATCAACTAAAGGAAATGTTGTAATTGGAAATGATGTTTGGATAGGCGATAATGTAACTATTATGTCGGGTGTTAATATAGGAGATGGGGTTGTTATTGCAAATAATTCACATGTTGTAAAATCTGCTGCTCCCTATTCGATAATAGGAGGTAATCCTGCAAAAATAATTAAGTATAGATTTACAAAAGAACAAATAGATAAATTATTAATAATTAAATGGTGGGATTTAGATGAAGAAAAAATTAACTCAATAACACCTTTATTGTGTAATAATAATATAGATGAATTTATTAATTGTGTAAATAAGATTATTTAGTATTTTTTATAAAAACCTGATAAAAATTATCCCTTATATTTTGGTCTTTCCAGTGGATCCAATTTTTTTTTCCTAAACTTATACTTTCTACAAGTGTGAAACCTTCATTTTTAAAAATATTATCTACAAACTTTTTTCTTTCCCAAGTAGGATAATCATTTTCTACTATTATTTTTTTTATACCTTTCATAATTTCTGGAAAAGACTGTATAATGTAATAAAATGCTCCTTCGCAATCCATTACTAATGTATTAAAATTAAGATTATATTTCTTCTTTATTTCACTTAATGTAATTGTTTTTATTTCAAACATTAAATCTTGGTCTTTTTTATTATATTTAGAACGTTCATATTCGGTGAAGGTATTCCACCCGAATTGATATAATTTATTTTCTGAAATCGCTTTATCTTCTATATTAAATTCAAAATGATTATTATTTCTATTTTCTAAAATTTCCTTATAATGTTTAGGATTACATTCAAATGTTAATAAATTTTTATCATCCGCAATAATTGAAGCTATTAAACAACTAACCCTACCAATATTTCCTCCTAATTCTAAGACAATATCATCATTTTCTATGTATTTTAGCATTAAACTTTGTTCTACATCTTCCCCTTTAATGTCGCCATATTTAATATTTAATTTTTTATGAAAAGCGTTTAATCTATCATTAGGATTTTTTATTTTTATACCTTTATTATTATACCATTGCTTAGGTGTTTCGATTGTATTATTTTTTAATTTACTTAATATATTATCAATTTCACTTCTAAATCGATTATCTTGAAAAACATAATCCTTATCAATATTACGAATAGCAAATGCCTCTTTATTAAGAGTGGGATAATATAAATTATTACAAAATTTATTGCATTCTTCTAGACTAGGTAAGTTATAATTTAAAAATTCAAGAGCGTGATGAAAATAAAAATCTTCTGCTTGTTCATTTTTCATAAATTCTTCCATTATTTCAGGAAATTTAGAATTGTTTTTTTTATAACTTTTAATTAAATCTTCATTTATTTTATGTAAACAATCTACCATTGCCGATTTTTTTCTTAATGAAAAATTACCATTAATTGAAAAATCTTGCTTAGGAGTATCAGTTAATTGAATGGCTCCTCTTTCATCCCAACCATTAACTTGTTTATTTTCGAAGATATATGACTTATAAACACCTCCAATAAATGGATATTCTAGGTATTTATCTAAATCGGGTATTTTATTCATAATAAAACTATCTGTTTGGAATATTAATATGTGTTCTTGTTTAATAGCATTCCAAAAATCTAAATTTCTTAAGAGTTTATTATGTTCTTCTGGGGTTAAATTATTACTCGTTAGTCCAGTAAAAGTAATATTAGATTTAGGAAAACTACTTCTAATATACGCTAAATCGTGTCCAAAAATATGTAAATTCCATTCTTTTCCTAAATGATGCATAACATTTCTAACTACAGGTTCTAATAATTTATGGTTTCTAGGTTCTATGATAACAGCTACCTTATCATTTTTATCTGAATTTTGTATGGTTTCCCCAGATTCTTTAATTTTTTTACATTGTTCTAGTAAAAAGTCTTCTAAAAGTTGAAAAGTACTCTTATTATTTTCTTTTAACTTCGTATTATTTTCCTTCATTATAGTTAAACAATTTTGGACACTTTCTTTAATATTTGTTATTTGATATCTATTTTCTAGTAGTGTTGTATCTAATAAGTTATTACTTCTTTTACCTAATAATATTTCATCTTGTTCTTCAATAGTAAAATTTTTCCAAGTAAAATAGGGATCAACAATATCTCTATACATCTCTAATATTTCATTATGACTGATTGACCCGGGGTTAGTAAAATTAAAGGTTCCAGTTTCTTTGTTAATCATCATTCTTACCGATAAGGGAATTAATTCATCTAAAACAGACATAGAATTTTGAATTGAACATATTTTTTCATAAGTAGTTATTTTAGTAATAAAATTTCTAGGATTTTGACTACCTGTAATAGGCATTCTAATACGTAAATGAAGAGCATTTGTTTGTTTCATAAGATTATTTGTAAAACCCTTAACTATACTATAATTCGAACCAAAAAAATTAGGCTTATCATCTTCCTTGAATCCATTTCCACTTTCAATTCCATGTTCCTTGTCATATTCATAGATGCATCCAGTTCCTATATACGTAAAATGAATATCATTTTTATCACAAAAAAGAGCTAATGAGAGAGGGGCATACAAATTATCATTTAAATTTATGGGGAGCGTTTCTTTATTCTCAAGATAATCAATAGTTGTATATTTTTTTTCTTGGAAAGTTCCATGTGTACGCCCCATGCAACAAACTACATGTGTAATATTTTTTTCAATAATATCTATTTTTATTTCTTCGGTTTCGGCGCGTAAATCAGAATGTTCGCAATTAATATTTTTTTTCTCTAATTCTTCTAGGTACATGCTACCAATCCAACCCTTGTGTCCTACCAAATATATCTTAGCATTATTTGGATCATTTTTTACCATACGTATTCCCGCGTCACCCATTATTATAATATAATACCATATATTAAAATAATTTTTTTACATCATTAGCATTTCTAAATTTTCTATACATTTTTTATGTCCATAAAATTTACAATTCCATCTATAAAAATGGAATATATTTAATTTTTCTCTACACATAGCACATTTGATATCTGCATAACTGAATATTATTTTTATGACTTCAACAGGTATATTATTCATATAGTTATACAGATATAGTTAGCCTATAAGTGATTTAATATTTCCAGGCAGCGGAGATATTTCCGTAGAATAGAAATTTTGGATTTTCTTTAATTTTTCAAATTCCTCTTCCGTTACGAGATTAATAGCAATCCCCTTGCGTCCAAATCTACCGCTGCGCCCGATACGGTGAATATAAGTCTCAATATACTTGGGAACGTCAAAATTGATAACGACTTCTACCTGCTGAACATCAATTCCTCGGGCGATAATATCAGTAGCAATAAGAACTCGACTAGAACCATCTCTAAAATCTTTCATCGTTTGATCTCGTTGGGGCTGGGTCAAAGAAGCGTGGATAATGGAAACTACATGATTTTCTCTTTCTAGTTCTGTTTTTAAGAAATCCGCCTTTCTCTTAGAATTTACGAAAATAATAGTTTGTTTAATTCTTAACCGTTCATATAAATCATATAAAGTGGCTATTTTATACTGCTCCTGTTCAACTCCCAAATAATATTGCTTAATACCCTCTAATGTTACCATATCAGCTTGAACTAAAATCTTAAGTGGATCCGACATAAATTTTTTAGTAATTTCGATTGCAAAATCAGGCATAGTGGCGCTGAATAGACAAATCTGTGTCTCATCTGAAACAAATCTAAAAATATCACAAATTTGGTCCTTGAAACCTTTTGACAACATTTCATCGGCCTCGTCCATAATAAAAGATTTTAACGAATTAGTTTTGAGAGCATATCTCCTAAGCATATCATATATCCGTCCAGGGGTTCCAATAACGACTTGGACGCCCTTGTCCAAGGATTTAAAATTATTTTCCACACTTGTCCCGCCCATAATAAGTGTTCCAGTAAGTCCTAAATAAGTATTAAATGCCTCAAAGTTACTATATATTTGGTTGGCAAGTTCGCGATTCGGGCAAATTACAATTACCTGTGTATCTGGATTAGATTTATCTACCCTGGCCATCGAACCAATTAAAAAACTGGCCGTTTTACCAGTTCCTGATTGGGCCTGGGCAATAATATCTTTCCCGTCTAAAACAGGCTTGATTGCCTTTCGCTGAATTGCTGAAGGAACTTCATAGCCATAACTATAAATACCCCTTAAAAGTTCCTCTGGTATATCGAGGTCGTCGAATGTTTCTATATCTTCTATAATATAATCGGTGCTGTTGGAAGTCATTATATTATATAACGAATATAGCTTTAAGTGATAAAAAAGAACATTATTATTTAATTATAATATTTATTAATAATAGAGATGGGCGAACCTATCAATAATTATGATGGACCTTTATTCGATATAATAAAACAAAAGGATGATTTAATTAAAAGTTTAAAGGGCACTAATGATGGATTAAATAAACTTATAAATCGATTTGGTAGTGACATGGATGAAATAAATAAGCAAATTAATACCACCATGTCTAAAATTTCTACCAATAATGATATCGATTATATAATTAATAGTAAAAAGGCACTAACCAATAAAGTAAATCTATTAACTGAGCATAACAAAAAACTCACACAAACAATTTTAAATAATAATATACAATTTAATAATTTTAAAAATATTTATTATGGTTTAAGTTCCATATATGTTTCGCGTTGCAATAATATTATACACTATATTAATGATAATAGTATCTTAAATAATAAACTTAAAATGTTAGAAGACAGAATCGAAACTATACAGGGTATGTTTAAGTGTAAAATATGCTTTTCAAATACCATTAATATTATTTTAGAACCCTGCTTACATATTTATATTTGCAAAGAATGCATAGATAGTATTATAGAAAATACCGATGATTCCGAAACGGTTAAATGTCCTGTTTGTAATGAAAGTATTACTAAATACAATAATATTTACCTACCTGTTTGATAATTTAATATATATATATATATTATATATTTATATTAAAATGGTCAATAAATGCGCAAAAGGAAGTTTACAATCCCCGATAGATATTAAAACCAATACAGCTACTAATTGTGGTGCGTTATGTGATTTACTATTTTATTACAGAACATCGTCGATTTATTTAGAAAATGTAAACGGTACAATTATTTTTACTTATGACAACGGTTCTTATATTGTTTTCAATAACGAGGTATATGAATTAGAAAAAATTTCATTCTTCACGCCATCTGCTCATAAAATAGATGGGGCGAATTATCCTTTGGAATTAAATATTTACCATCGCTCTCCAAATACAGGCCGTATGGCCATAATATCAATTTTATATGAGATAAACGAGGGTTCGTCTGGTTCGCATGCTTGTTTGGAAGTATTTGCGAGTAGATTTCCACAGAAATCAGGAGAAAGAAGCACCGTTACAACGTCCGATGATTGGAATATTTTCGAAGCTTTACCAGAGATAAAATCCTTTTATACATATAAGGGTTCGCTTCCAAGAGAACCCTGCACGGAAAACGTCGAATGGATTGTCTTAGAAAACAGCGCGAATTGCAGTGCTAAATTCCATAATAGTTTACAAAAAATATTAAATAATAATGCCCGCCCCACTCAGGCTTTAAATAACAGAAAAATTTACTACAATAACAACACGGCCAAAAAAAACAATCAAAATTATGGCAGTAATTTTAGATGTTATACTAATAAAGAATTTAAAAAAGCGTGTTCATGTCAGAATATTAATATGGACGCGCTTAAATATAAAAATAAGCTCGCATTATTTTGTATTATATTAGCTATTTTAATAATTATAATCATATTAATTCTGCTTTATATGAGAGAGCATGGGGGGTTGGGTAATCTTGTTCCAAAATTAAATTTAGGGAAATTAGGGAAATTAGGAAATATTAAATTACCTTCTATGTCTAAAACACAATTAGCCTTTCCGGTAAGACCTCATCCCTACAACGTCTAATATAAAAGATAAAAGATAAGAGATAAGAGATAAGAGATAAAAGATAAGAGATAAGAGATAAAAGATAAAATATTATTATATCTAATTATAATAATGTTTACACATATTTCAAAGAGTTTTCATTATACTAATGGAGGAGCTCCGCCCCCCTCTAAAAGTATCGAATTTGATAAATCATCAGATTCCGATGATATAGAAATTAAGAATGGTCACGCGATTAACAAAAAAATAACTAAAAAAGAATTTGACAAATATTTAGAAAAAAAGGGCTTCGTTATAGATGATAGAATGTTTTTAGATGCCTCCATAAAATTAATAAATACTCAGCCCACTTTAGAAGATGGACGAAAAAATAAAAAAATAAAACTAGAAAAAAGGTTTTCCACCGAAATGGAAAAACCTAAAAAAATAAACAGAAAATATATAGAAAAACAATTGAATAATTTAGAATTAGAAGCGCTTCAATATAATTTAAAACAATTAGGGGTTACCTATAAATCTAAGAATAAAAAAAAGGTCGTTAAAAGAATTATTATGGAATTAGATATTTTTATCTAACTTTTTGGATTTTTTTAATGATATCCTTTAATTTATTAATCTCGTCCCTTTGCTTTTTAATAATTGCAATATATTTTTCCTCTTTTTTATTAAATTCATCTTGTTTAGAAATACGAGCGAAAAAAACCGTTTCAAATATAGGATTTTCCTTTTCATCATCGTCGGCGTCGTAATGATATCTTTGCACACTCCATTGCATCCTTCCATTTGATAGTTTAACATATTCGGAATGTTTTTTAATAAGTAACCCGCCAGTGCGAAAAACCTGCTTATTCTGCTTGTCCAGGGTAAAATATCTAACGTGTGTATCAAATTCTACGTCATCTATATCTTCTACTCTTTCATAATTTTTTAATTTTTCTTTTATAGCGGCTTTATTTTGAATGCTTTCTGTATAGGTTTTTTTAGGCCTATCAAAGCTGGTATCTGCTAAGCTCTTTAAATATGGTCGACTCATTAGTTATATATCTGAAAATATATTTAAATAAATAATACAGGGTTTATTGTAGATTAAAATATGTTTGTATATGATAAATGGGTTATGGATACTTAGCTTTAGCCGTTAAAAGCGAACATGATAAATATTTAGTAGGTAATCCCGAATTTACCTACTTTAAAGCAGTTTATAAAAGACATACGAACTTCGCTATTGATTACACCGAAGTTTTATTTGCACATAGCACCGAAAATTGTTTGGGTAAAAAAATTTATATGAATGTACCAAAAGGTGCGGATTTATTACACCGAAGTTATTTATGCGTTGATATAAATATTAGTGGATCGGAAAGATTAGAGTTTGGTAATTTAAATGGTTGGCATGCCTCCGGTTTTGCTCAAACTGCTGCGGATAAAGGAAATTATGCCCCACTCGCCTATAATTTAATAGAATTTATCGATTTGTATATTGGAGACCAACTTATTGATAGACATTATGGGGAGTGGCTCCACATTTGGCATGAACTTTTTGAAAACTCAGAAAAAAATTTAGCGTTGGCTAATATGATACAGGTTAATAACGAGGCTGGTGGTAAAAGAACATTAACTATTCCATTACGATTTTGGTTTAATAATAATGTTGGTTTGGCGTTACCCTTGGTTTCTATGCAGTATGCAAATGTAAAACTGGAAATTAAATTTAATAAAAAATCTGAGGTAGAAAGGCTTTCTGATAAACAGACAGTAGCTAGTCCTATAAGTGTTAGTAATGTAAGATTACTTTTAGAAAATATTTATTTAGATCAAGAAGAAAGAAGATTATTTACTAGTAATAAACACGAGTATTTAATTACACAGGTTCAATCAAGTATCCATAACATTATTAATGATGTGGCTGGAAAATGGGATTCGTCCAACTTTACTAAATTACGACACGAAGTAGATTTAAGATTCAGATATCCAGTTAAAGAATTATTTTGGTCCATTCAGGACAGAGAAGGTAAAGCTATACCTCGTTATCATACCGATTTATCGGGTGATTTTAAAAACACCGGTTGCTTTAAATATAATTATTGGAATAATTTCAGAATAGGACAAGACCAAATGTCTTATTGCACTCTCGTTCTTAATAATAAAAATCTCATGGATGAATTACCGGCTCCTTTTTATAGAAACACACAACAATATCAATATCACAATAGTTATGGTATTGAACATGTAGATCTTATTAAACAAAAGGAGGGAAACCCCGCATTAAATTACCAAGATTACTCTAGAGGAAGTGGTATATATTCTTACTCTTTTGCTATTTACCCAGGACAACATCAACCATCGGGATCCTTAAATTTTTCTAAATTACAAAATGCTAAACTTAAATTTGGATTAAATAAAGGTAAAAATTGGGATTTCGCGGGAAGCGTTACCTCTGAAGACGCTCAAAATAAAAACAAAGTAGTAAATATTTATGCTTTAAATTACAATATTCTCCGAATTACAGGGGGTTTAGGAGCTTTGGCTTTTACTAACTAAATAATTATAAAATTAATAAAATATATTTTTATAATTATTGTATCTTTATATATTAATACGAATAATGTCAAATTCAAAAATTATATTATTAACCAAAGGAGAAGAAGATACTTATTTAACTGACAACTCAAAACATAGCTTTTTTAAATCGCCAAAAAAAACATATAGTTACTTTGGTCAAAATTGGAATGCTATTAATCCCAGTAATAATTTAAATTTTACCGAGTCTTCGTTTATAACCATGCATTTACCAATTGAGGGAGACCTTATTTCTAATGTATTATTAAGATTAAATATTTCTGGAGAAACATTAGCAAATGATTCTTCTGGTCGTTTTCACGCTTTAGAATTTATAGAATCGGTAACTTTTAAGTATAATGACCAAGTATTAAGCACAATTGATTATAATTACATCGCATTATATCATAAGCTTCACAGCAACAATTGCCAATATAAACAGTTTATAGATTTAACTTCTTTAACAAAGGAATCTTTAGAAAATAACTTTAAAGATATTAATCGCGACGAGCGAAATAATGTTCTCCACGTCCCTCTCCCGTTTTGGTTCACTAAAAATCCTGGGTCAGCATTTCCCATATGGTTATTAACCAAACCAAGATTAGTAGTCCAAATAAAATTAAAGACCAATAAATCTTTATCGTTAATAAGAAATTTAGATTTATTAGTTCAATACACAAATTTAACACATAAAGAAAAAGATGTTTTTAAAAATAGTTCGTTAGAATATTTGATTGAACAGGTTGAAATCGTAAACAAACGAAATATCATTAATGAAAGTAAGGTTAAAATAGACCTTCCCCGAAATAAATATGTCAAATATTTATTATGGAATACACTGCCTACCATACCCACTAATGATTTAAAAAGCGAAGCCCACATAAAGAAAACTACGATTCTTTTAAATGGTACTCCTATTTTAGACTGCGCGGATGCGAACAGAACGGCCTTAGTGAATCGTTTCAGTTATTTTAAAACTCCAGTTGTAAATGGTGTAGATTTTAATGGCGGGGCTTCGTATAAAGATTTCACCGATTTAAATGATTTAAATATACATAGTCAGGTTTTTTGCTTAAATCCATCCGACTTTCAATCATCGGGTTTTTTAACTACAGAAAAATACAATACTTTTACTTTAGAAATTGACACTATAAATAGTATTAATTCCAGCACCCTACATGTATATATAATTAAACATAATATCCTCCGGTTTAAAGATGGAATATTGAATTTACTACATAATTAAAGCTAAAACGCAAAT